TTTGCAAGGTATTTTTAGGATCAGCAACAATATCAAAAGTATCACTATTCCATCTACATCTTCTTCCTGCATATACCTCCGTACTCACTGCGCAATAGGCTTTATACTTTGCATCATAACCGATTTTGCCATATGCAGCGACTTCATCAGCAGATAATAGATTTACAGCAGCCGGTATGCTCGCAGCAGTTGAATAGTCTGCCCCCGTAGATGTGCTCCAATATCCACCTGTAGACGTGTCTCTATCAAGTAGTATTATTGTCTCTGTATAAAACTTATCTATACTCATCCGAACACTGGCCTCCGCCATTTCTGCAACATGTCTGTTATAGCTGATGGGTATGCATTGCCACCAATATATGTAATAGAATAATCGTCAAGTTTCTCGCTCTTTACATCGTCAACCTTTCCGTGATCTATCAAGCTCCAGATCATCTTTGCAGCAGGCAGTTTTAATGCATTAGGCCATTTCACCCGACTAATTAAAATACTACCTATACAATTATCGTCTGTTGTATCGTTCTGATTTTGACCTATCAATATCCCAGTTTCAGATAATAGTAAACGTCCTGTAGATGCAGAGCTTACACTGTGAAGCCCGACATTTGCGCCTCCACCCTGGACTATAATGTCCATCCCTGACAAGAAGCCTTTTTCAATAAACTCTGCTTCCGTATCTCCGATATAATCTGCTGTATCAGAATCACCACGGACAAATGCAAAAGCACTGCCCGATTCCTTGTATACATACCCATCAGAAAACGTGTTATTTAAGTAGTCAATCAAATCGTCTTCGACAATCGGCAAGAAGAACGCAATTTGGGTATCATATGTCTCTGCTGTTATCCCTAAAATACTTTTTACCTCTGCTGTTGTCATTAGTGCCATTATTTCCACCCTGCTGCTTTATCATGAATATGTTTAGCCTCTGACAAAGCGCCTTCTGTTTTCCACTTGCTAATCTCAAGGGATTTTATCTGACTATTAGCCTGATCAATTCCCGCCTGCATCCCCTGTTGTCTTCCTTGTAGATACTGCATCATTTTTGTAGGTTCATCATATCCATACTCATATTCTGCTTTTAGTAATTCACTCTCAGAAGGAATAGTTAATTTGTACGGTTTCCCATCCAAAATCCACCCGTGTATAATTCCTAAAACCCAAGACATACTTGCCCGTTGATATGCATATTCTGTTTCATGTGCCATATGCACACCATAAATACTTATATCTGTGTACCCCTCTTCAAGTGCAAATAATAGCATCCATACCATTGTTGTAGTCACATAAAGATTATCACCCATGCTTTCAAGATGATATTTCTCTGTTATCCCTTCTCTCGGATAAGAAACACTATTCGGTATCTCTTTGTAATGGTCCTGCATATATACAGGGCCGTCAAAATCTTTTAATCTTTCAGTAACAGCCTGCTGCCCCCAGTATCGCTTTGGGTGCATTTCAAAACATACGTCCATTCGCTTTACATCGTCTTTGACAAGAGCCGTGTTAATGCCCCAAATGTCATAAACATATTCACCATCAACTTCCATATCATACGGGGCATCGCCTGATGTGCTTGCTGTTCCTATAATACACAAGGGCTTTTTAGACCCCTGTGTTGTTTTCTTTGCGCTCAATCCTTTCTCCTATGGTAAAAGTATCGCCTGCACATACACAATTGCTGTGTCTGTTGTTGATTTAGTAATGTTTATCATCCCGGCAGTATCTTTAACTCGTGCTGTTTCGGGTGCTCTTATAGCATATTCCCCGGCAGCAGTTGTCAGGATATTGATATTCCCCACTGATCCTGCTGTATATGTTCCTCCATCTTCAATCACGATGGTAGGTGTTCTAGCATCTGCTGGCTTATCTATAAGGATAACCAATTTTGACGCATCCACTGTACTTACATCAATAGTAACCGCAGCAGTTGAGCTTAAAACAACTCTCTTATATGCAACCGCTGTACTTTTAATAGTAAAACTATCTGACGTAATCTTTCTAATTGTTAATGCTGAATCTCCAGCCATAATATACTCCTTATTCTCTATTTATTAGGTTGACAATCCGGCAGGTGCAAGATATGCAGTTAATAGATGATCAGGTCTTACAACCTTAGCACCATATACATACAATCCTTTTACCATAGTCCCGAACTGCTTCTCTACTTCTGCTGTCTGTACTTTAGTGATCTGCCCAGCAAAACTAATCGCATCAGGAACACCAAACATCACACGGAAGTCTGCGCTTGCACTTGAAGAGGAAACGTTATTAGACGCATAGAAATTAAATCCCATTGTGCTTCCAATAAATCCGTTACCAAATGAAGTGGTATCTCCACCTTTAATAGCACCTTCTGCATTATCAACAATCTGAGCCTGTTTCAAATACTGATGCATCCACGGCGGTACAACAACCCATCTTCCTGCTGTTGGGCAATTTGCTTCATCAAGATATCTGTGCGCATTTGTTAATACAGATAGTAGTTGATCATGTCCGTCACCTGTTGCATATATATCAAGGTCAGTTACGTTTGTACCCATATTGGCAGTTTCGACTCCAGCTCCCAGGTATAAACCTGCAATATACTGATCAACAACATCAGCCATATTGAAAGCAGCCATCTGCATAGCTCTTTCCATCAATGTAACGTTTGACTGTGCAGCCAATACATCATCTATGTTAAATGCAAAGTATTTTTTCTGATCAATTACAAGCTCTTTCTGTGCATCGTTAAGAGTCTGTACAGAGATGTCTGTATCTTCTGTATAATCGTTAATTGTAATATCGCCTAGCTCATTGATCTTTACGGATCTTGCTCCACCTGCAATATCCCCTTCATAATCCGTATTGACAACATTTTTATATACTAATGCTTTTTCCATATTAGTAATAAAATTCTTTGACCATATCGTTGGTCTGAATCCTTCTAATGCCATAATTTACTCCTATTTCTTTGATCTATTTTGTATCTTCTCAAATTCAGAATTAGACATGGCTTCAATCTCTGCATCACTATATTCATCAATAGTTTTAAAATCGCCTTTGCCTTTATTCTTCTGAACTGTTCGCCCGTTGTTCTTTGCGAACTCATCTGCAACACTTAACTCAAGAGCTAATCTTTCCTCAATGTACGCCATGATTAAAGTCTCAGTCTCTTCTGCATCTTTCCCGATTAAACGGTCTAAATACTTTGGTGCTGATACTTTTTTCTCACTTAACAATTGGATCGCTAACCCTTTCAATACTGCTGCCTGTTCTCTTGCCTCGGTAGCCGTATTCTTGTTTTCAAGCTCGGTTACCCTATCGGCAAACTTTTGTTCTTCTGACTTCCCTTCTTCTTCCTTCTGTTTCAGTTGTTGCTGTAACAGTGTTACTGCCTTGTCTGAACCAGATTGAGCTTTTTTCAAGTCATCAAATAACTTTTGAATCTCTTCATTTTGTTTCTGTACTTCTGCAAACTGTTCTAACGTTACAGTTTTTACTTCTTGCTCCTCAGTGCTTTCGCCCTCAGTTACAACTATTTCCTCTGGCATATTAACTCCCGTTAAAATTTATATTTATCGCCAAATCTATTGGCGGTTATACCGTTATCTATAGCCCATGTTTCAAAGCTCTGGTATGGTTCCATGCCCTCATCTCTAAGCGCTTTTTGCTCCGGGCTTAAACCTGCTACCTCTCCGACTGATATACACCGGCAGTTTATATCCTCTTTTGCTATACCACTTCTTCGTGGCCCTGGAACTTCTGATGCCCCATCCCAATTAACAGTAAACATACCAGTAATATTGTCCTTGACTCTTCCGTCAACCTTAGCGTGGCTTGATCTTGTTCTATCATCTAATGTGGCATCCCATGTCTCTACTATCTGCACACCATCATCTCTTGCTTGATCATATGCTATCTGATTACCTATTCCAGTTGCTCTGAGTGTTTCAGTCCTTGAAATAACCATTGCCGAATTATAGCTTTTAGTAATTGCTGAATCTTTAAGACGTTTTGCAATTTTAGGAACACTTTCACCTTGAATGATCCCTTGTCTTATATCCTGACTAATCCACTTTGCTGTATCTTTGTTGTAATTAACAAACGCATCATCTAATACTTTTTTATGCTGTTTTATCTCTTTTGCTGTCAATAGTCCTGATAATTCTACACTATCTCCACCGATTCCTGCTGCTGCTCTAACTGATATATCGTCTACCATACCCCATGATTGACTTACACCTGTTGCCTGATCAACAGCCCATGCATTATTGAAATATCCCGCATCTACACCTAATACGCTCATATCTTTTAACAGTGCTTCATTCGCTGTAAGATATGGTTTAATAATACCAACTATTTCTTTCTCTATATTTGACAATCGCATGAATTGTGTTAATTGCGCTTTTGTTGGTTCTTTCAATGTCAGGAATCTACTATTTAATTCTATTAACTTACCCCGGACATCAACCAACGCTGTTTTGTAGCTATCAATCAATTCCTTGCTTGTGAAGTTAATTATCCTCTCGGCTTTGTCAAGAGATTTCAAACTGTTAGTAGCTAAATCTCTAGTTGCCATCTGTCTCCTCACTTTCCCTGAAAGGACTTGCTTCTTCTTCTATTTTAACTATCTCTGCCTCTGGATCATCTATAAAGCTCATCTGGCTATATGCTGTTTCTTTGCTTACGGCTGTTAACAATAGATTCAATGTTTCTGCCTCTGAATGTATGTCTTTTGGGAAGTTCCTGGTGAATGTATATGTTATTGCATTAGGGTCTATCCTGACACCTTTATATGTCGTCCAGTATGCTGTTAGCAATTTATACTGTTCTCTTAATGCCTTTTTGAACTTCCGCTCTGTTATCTTGCAGCTATTCTCAAGGTTGAGTAATGTTACTTGCCAACCGATTACCCGCATATCTCCGCCAAAGTCTTTACTCATATCGATAGACTTTGAAAACTGGTAGATGTTTTTGCGGATCTCATCAAGGATAACCTTGACACCTTCAATTGCCATCTCTTTATTTACAAACCCAATTTCGCCATTATCAGGCAAGGGGAAAACCCCGGTCTGCTCTAATGATTTCATAAACTCATTATCAACAAATAATCCGGACCCTTTCGCATACATATAAGCTAATCTGAATTGTTCTATCTCTGAGGTGGTAGCTGACATGATTAAATCATAAGCATCTATAAGGCTTAACACCTTTTCCGGTTCAGCGGTCATCAATCCGTTGTTTGGGAAAGGTATAATCGGAACACCCGTAAACATATGCGGTTGGCTTCCCTCGACACCTTTTGTCATATCGAGTGTGAAGTTTAAATCACCATTATCAATATAATATGTTACATCTGTTTTATCATACCATTCAACTACGGTTATTTCTTTGAGTGCTGCGCTGTTTTGCGTAAATTCTGTAGATGAGATTATATAATACCGGATTGCCCCAACCGCTTCGTCAAGGCTATCGTCATAAACATAGATAACCTCCCAGGGGAAGAGGTTCATTGCTTTTACATCATTCATGCCAACAGGAACATACAATAATCGATATCCGACACCTTCCGCTCCTGCAAGTCCTACCATTTCGCTGTTCATGTCTTCGCTTGATGTTTCAACCTGAAATGACGAGAGGTGTTTTCTATCTTTCATGTATGCCGATTCGTTTAATTCGCCATTTGTTTTATATTCATCACGGTTTAAAGTGGTTGTAACCTCGTTGCCCATATATCCTGTCTTTGTATCGACAACATCAGCATAGAAATCATGTGCTAGTTTCTCGTTGACTTTAACGTAATTTGATACTACGTGGTGTTGGATTGGAACGTCTTCAAGGGTGTATCTTTTCCATAGTTTCTGGAATCTATGCCCTTCTTTCTCTCTATGCTCTCGTATGAGGGTAGCTAACATCTTAGAGGTCAAACCCTCTCCATTGTTCTCCATTGCTCTTAATATATCAGCTGTTGTCTGCATGCTACCTCTTTATCTTCACGCTATCTTCATACTATACACACATTCTAGTGTAATTTTAACACAAAATCCACACATTGTCTATTTACCTTTTGATATTGGCACTGATAACAGGTGACGACTTCCAAGTTCCCGTCTTTATCCTGACTCCACACATATTCCTGCAGCTCTATAATGGTGTTGACGCTCTGTCTTGTAACATGCAGCTTTTTCCCTAACAACCAGTCAATGCCAGCCCTTATGCTGTCAGCCCCTTTCTGAACACCTACACACCGAATACCTGCCATCTTTAACTCATGTATACTTTTTGGCTCTGCTGAATCAGCTTGTGTTAGTGCTTTATCTATCTCAAGAATCTTCATCTTCCTGGCAATCTGCTGATTGGTTAGCTCTTTCTCATATAACAATTCGTTGATATATACATCCTCACCATTTATATAGATGTCCAATAGTGCAGCTGGATCCACAGAAAACCCGAAGTCTAACCCTGGGGATCTTCTGGAATGCCTTTTTACATCATCTGGTATTTTTTCAATTATATCCCAATTCTTAAAGATAGCCCCTACTGAATCACCATATTCACCTAACAGGAACCGGCGTTTCTTGTCTTCAGGTAAATGTTCTAGCATATCTATATAATCTTCTGGGAGGTTTTCTATATTGTCACCTGGGTTCATTCTAAGATAAGCATATTGCTTTGCATTTGATAGCTTCTCCCCTGTCTCTGGATCTTCGCCTTGTATGAATTGCTTATAGCTCCAGTGATGCTTTGATGGGGGGTTACAGTCAAAATAGGCCTTATTCTTCATGCCTTTTATCTTCTGAGCCAATCTTGTTAATACTGTTGTGATTGTTGAATACCCTATCTGCGACATCTCATTGAAATAGATAGTTGAATACTCTCTACCGAGTATTTTATCAACCCGGTCTTTATCGTCTAACCCATCAATCCATATCTCAGAGCCGTTAATGTCTATATAGTGGTCTGTTTGGTTCCATTTGGCTATTTTATCCAATCCCATTAGATTGATGATTGTCGGCATAGTATCAAGCCATATTGCTGTCTTTGCATGTGCAAATCTAAGCCTTGCAATTAAGTGTCTGCTGTTTTTGTACTTTAATGCTCTTAATACAATAGTTGCAATCATTAGGAATGTCTTCCCTGATCTTGCACCACCATATAGCATTATTCTTGTTTTATCTGATTTAAGGATCTCTAAAGCTTCTTGTTGTTTCTCTGTTAATTGCCCGTACAGGTCAAACCCCATCGAATTCCTTTCCGATAGAAATATCCATGCTACCTGACACCCCGACATCTTGTTTATCGTGGTATCCATGTTTGCCTAATACAAGCTTCGTTATATTGCTATTAAAGTCTCCTGACAAGCCTTTATTTAGTAACACTTTTTGTTGCTCTCGCTTAATAGCCTCTAATATGTAAAGAAACTCAGGATATTTTTTTTCCCAGTCATACAATAATTTTCTACTAACATCTAAGACAGAAGCTAACCCCGCAATAGATGGGATTACATCACTATAGGTTTCATAGTCTGTAATATATGCTTTTGCTTTTTCTATGAGTTCATCTGTGTATTTAGTTGGTCTTCCTGTATCACTCATTCTTCTACTATATGCCCCTCTGCTATAACATGGAAATGGTCTAATCCTGATAAATTATCCTGTACCCAAAACTCTAAATCTTCACCTATAGGTAATTCTATTACAACGCCCATTTTCCCAGGACTTCCAAATGTTAACCGACCCATTAACCCCGGTGTCCCTTGTACTGGATTAACCGCTGCGAAATAGTCTACATCATACATAAGATTTTGTAGTTCGCCATTTGTCTTTACATTGAATATATTCTTTTTCTTGCCGTTTCTTGCTCTTAATAATAGGCCATTGGTCAATGCTGTAAGATTCCCGAAAAGGTCTAGGGCTGGATTGGAACTTGTTAATATTTGGAATATAAGCCTTGTTACATGAAAGGTCAATTCTACTCCTGGGGGTGCGCCGCTTCCTCTTAGCCCAAATACTTGTGGTGTTGCAGACCCGTTTACTCCCAGTTCTGTGGTTGCCACATCAACGTTAGTTCCTGCTGGGTAGGCAAAATCTGAAGGAGAATCTACAGTTATATTTAATGAGTTTACTGCAGTTACAAAAAAGGTTGAAAATCGTATACTTGCCGCATCGAATAATATTAAATAGGTTCCGACAGAAATACCTGTTGCACTCACGACTGGTAGTATTCTGTCGTTTAGTGCTATGGGCCCTGAAAGGGTTGTTTGATTTGTTACTTGATTAAAGTGTGCGATTATTGCGTCTGTGTGTTGATCTTGCCAATATGTTTCGACTGGGACACGGCCTCTCGTTGTTACGCTCATAGTAGAGATTAACCGCTTGCCACTGTCCTTTGCATTTTCATTTGGCCCTACTATTGTATTTTCCAATCAAGATACCTCACTGTCTTTATTTTATCTCATAGACGGTTATTTGTCAATTTCTCTGTATTTCCAATTACATATCTCCTTTTTAGAAAAAGGCTAATATCTCATCTGCTTCTTCTTTTGTTACCTTCCAACAGTGCCTATAATATCTATTAGATTCGGCAACCTTGTAGAATAACCCTTTCCGATCTTCTCCTAATTCTGATATAAACCCAATATTCCAGGGGTCGGTAAAATCTTTGTCAGAATATTTAGTTATTAAAACATAATCACCTATTTTAACTCTTTTTACTTTAGTCATTTTTCCACTTCCATTTCATTTGTAGCATATGCCAATC